ACGTTTCAGGCCCGCACGGGCACCCGCAACAACCGCAGTTGGGTAGCAGGATCATCAGCAGCACTCAGCGGCTATGACGTACCACGTGGCACCATCTCTTGCTATTGCACATTTTGTCGTGGTGGCAGTTCCGGTTGTTGAGCAACTGGCAAGATCGACAAACAGATTGGTGGCGCTCACGGTGTTTGGTGTCGTCGTGACGTTCAGAAACGTCACAACCTTGGCTTGGTTCTTTGACCAACTGCCAGTGAACGTACACACGCGAAACATCTGGCCCTGCGGCAAACTGGTGCTAATGCGCCTGAACTCAAGAGGCTTGGCAGCCCTGTCGCCTTGCTCAACGCGGCGAACAACTTTGGCGATCCGATCAGCAGCCGGCCGCGTAAAGGCAACCTTTTCCTGAGCCATTGCGGTTAATCCTCATAGACTGTGAGAACTAACCGCGACCCGGCAACAGCCGCCCTAGCCGCGTAATCGCCCGCAGCAAGGCGAAGCACGGCGGCCTCCCCTGCTTTGAGTCTAACGCTTTCGTGCAACACGCCATTTACGTACCGGCCAAATGACACCGTGTGCGTGGTGGCTGTGGCCAGCGACCTGGCGAAGCACAGTCCAAGAGTCCCGATGGTGGACGTGCTCACGGTGCTAATCGACGTTCCGAGGTTCAGCGTGACGGACAGCACGCCAGCAGTAGCAATGTCTGCGGTAACGCTGGACGCTCCGAAGGATTGAGCAAGAGCCCCTTTTGAAACCTGACCGCTAATCGTGTAGCTGATGTCGGGCATTTGAACTCCTTAGAACGGCGGCGTGCCGAAGTACGGCGTAAAATCAATTTCTGGATACATTCTGAGCCCGGCGTTTCCGCCAAGGATGTCTGGCGGAAGACCTTCAGCCTTCATCGCACCAGCGTCATTGAGCGGACGCGGAGAGCCACTGGCTACCTGCTCGTTTGTGGCAGGGTCACGTACCCAGCAGCGCTTCAGGACGCCGTTATCGAGGAAGTTCCATCCGACGTTCGGAACAAGAAGGTTCCACCCGGAACGCCTGTAGACCAACTCGACCGTGATTTGCCAATATCGAATTTCTTGACCGTTGACCACCTCAGTGGCCTGCTGCCCAGATATCCCAGCGCACTGCCATGAGTGCTTTGGTGCACCAAGGTACGGAAGCGAATTTACGCAGTTGGTCACGGCCGCATTCATGGACAACGGGAATGTCTGGCGGTTGCCCGCAATCGTGGCACGCACCTCGGACTCCACCACGCTGAGCCCTTCGCCAGCAAACTCACCAGCCGTGTTCTGCAGCGGCTTCAGGTTGTTATTGCCGTTGCCTTCGTAGTAGACCAGCGCCGGAACCTGAGATCCGCCAGTGGAGAAAGACCACACATCAGGCCGGGCCAGCGGATTGGGGTCTAGGTTTTCCTGCCTAGGAAGTTCGTATCTATAGGTGACTTCTACGTGGTGCCTGTCGGTTTCCGATAGCGATGCGTCAAGCATCAGCAGGTACGGAAACTCCGGATGAATCCCGGCGTGGTTAATGCCCACATAGTTGATGATGGTCTGCGTGTCGGTTGGCTCATCAACCGTAATGATAAATTTGCGTTCTGCGGTTGGGCTGTCTCCAAACCTGTGGGAAAAAGTACGCGGCAATACTTCTCTAGATCCAACTACGGCCATGCGTCACCCCAGAATGTCTGCGGGATTAATGTTGGCAGCACGCAGTTCGCGTCGGATCTCGTCAAGCTTTTGCAGTTGCTGCTTCCGCTGCTCAATGGCCGGATCTTCCCGATTTAGCGAAAGATTCAGAAACTTGCTCATCCCTTCATTTGTTCGAATGTCTTGCAACTGCAATGCCTGCTGAGCAGGCTTTCTGAGTTCTGTGGCAATCTCGCGGCGTATGTCAATGCCCTCCTTGGCCAAATTGCGGAGCGCATTACCTGCCTCAACCGGGTTTATGAGCCTTTGGTCAAAGGCTTTCTTCACAGCGCGGAATTCGTCGGCCAGCGTTTTCGCCGGCTTTAGCAGGTCTTCATTAATTCCGAGTGCCGCAATATCGCGCTGCCGCGCTTGGTTTCGCGCCTCTTGTGTTGCCTGCTCAATCAGCGCAAGTCGATCGCGGGCTGCGACTTGGCCGGCAACATCGCCAGCACGCATTGCCGCAGTCATAGCCTGCTCTGCAGCAAGGCGTTCTCTGCTTATCTCAAGCAGGTCTTTATTCAGCTGCAGCCGAGACTGCTCCGGTGCAGTCAGTCCCTGCGTGGCAAGTTCCTGCACACGCTTCTTCGCTTCATCGGCTGCCTTGCGCTGGGCATCGGCAGCTTCTTTTGCTGCGTCAGCTTCTTTCTTTCTTTGTTCTGTCATGCGTGTTATGGTCGCAATGACTGCTCTTGCATCGCGGTCAACGTACTTAAGCGCTTGAGCCTCGTTCAGAGACTCCTGCGAAATTGTCCCTGCGTAGGCAGCAATTTCTGCGAACTGAGTAAGTAGATTGGCTGGGACGCGATCTAGGCCGCCGAGTTCTTTTGCCAGAGAAACGATTGCGCTGCGGGCTTCGTCCAGCGATCCCTGTGCAAATTCGTTGATTGCGATGCTTTCAGGAACCTTGAGCGAGTTCTTGACCTCTTCGCCAAGGTTGAAGGCCGCACCAGTGGACGCCTTGAGTTGTTCAGTAAACGCCTTGGCCTGAGCGGTCGCCTGCTCAATAGATGCGGTTGTGTCATCGCCGGCGCTAGCACCGGCAACAGCAAGCTCGACTAGAGCGCCAGCCGCGAGCCCAAGAACGACCACGAAGACACCAAGCCCCGTCGAGGCAAGCAGTGTCCTAATCGAAACTCCAAGCGCTGCCGTGCTCGCAGCGGCGGCAGTGGCCGCACCGGAATATCCAATGGCGGCAGATGCTGCAGAAACAAAAACTGACCCCAGCGTTTTAATTCCGGCAGCAATTGCCTGCCTATTGATAAACGCTAGGTAACCGCCTATAGCTGGCAGCAGGTTCTTTGCCAGCGGCTGGGCCACGTTTGCCACCACTGAAAGGATTCCGGCAACGCTGGCCAGACCATCGGAAACGGCAATCGCCGCTTGGCCAATGTCAATCTTGGCCACGAATGCCACAAACTGATCCGACGCTGTTTTTAGTGTGGGCGCAAGCTCTGCCAGCAACTTACCTGCTACTTCACCAATGGCTCTCCCAGCCAGCGTAAAGGCGTCGTTTACCGCTTCGATCTTGGCGGCACTTGCGGCGTTCAGCCCACCTTGAAACTGGCCCAGGAATGTATTGGCCTGCTGCAGACTTTCCGGCAAGCCTTGAAACACCGGCAGGAGTTCGGCACCGCTCTTGCCAAATATCTTCACTGCGGCAGCCGCACGCTCTGCTGGGTTCTGAATGCTGTTGATCGCCGTGGCCAGCGTGGAAAATTGCTGGGTTGATGTCTGCGTTGCAAGCGTTTCGACAGACAGGCCGAGATCGGACAACGCCTGCTTTGCCTCTTTGCTGCCCTTGGCTGCGTTGACGATTGTGACCTGTGCCTTCGTGAACGCCTTGGCCAGTTGCTCGCTCGAGGCACCAGACAGGTCGGCAGCAATCTGCAGTGCGTTTAATTCTTCATACGACACACCCAAACTGCGTGACAGCTTAAGCGTTTGATCAATAGCCGCAGCCGCACCGCTGGTGAAGTTCTGGAACGTGCTGGCAATGCTCTGCACGCTGCTGATAAACACCTTGGATATTTCAATCGTCTTTAGCGTAGAAACGTCGCGTGCAGTCTGCTTGGCTGCATAGCCAAGTTTCTGCAGCTCGACCGCACCGGCGTTGATGCCTGACGCCATTCCGGCGGCAGAGGCAGACAACTGAAAGCCAAGGCCAATCGTTGCCATTCGTCACTTCTTTGCTAGGTCCGCAGCAATCTGCTTGAGAGTTTGTTCTATTTGCGTTCTGTGCTGCGGCGCTTTGTTGTCGATTGGAATGAATGCCGATGCGTCAGGAACGTTCTTTGAGTACGGTGCCAAAACAGAACTTGCAAGCACTCCCATCTGAAGCCACGGATTGTCGAGCGGTTGAAACCACCTGCTGTACGCAATCCACTGGCTGAACTCGCGTGAGTCCATTTCGTCTATTTCGGCCACTGTCTTGCGTAGGTGAGAAGCCAGGGCGAACTTGAATTGCAAGCTCGGCCTGGCGTTCATTCCCCCGCCAGCTTCTTTATTTCCTCCTCAGTAAGTGCGTTGTGCTTCAAGGCCGCATGCCACAACGCGTGCATTTCATCGGCGCTGCGATCCTTCAGTGCCTCGACGCCTTCCGGCCCTGGGTACAGCAGTTTGCCCTTTTCGTCGCAGATGCAGCGCGACAACAGTTCGCACCTGAAGTCTGGGATAGCCTTGCCGTCTGCGTCCAACAATTTCAGTTCGTACGAATCTCGGTCACCCACCCGCATTAGCCTGATGCAGACTTCGCCGCCAAACGCTTGAACCTTCTTGATTTTGCAATCAATCGCGGAATCAATCTGTTCCCTGGTCAATGACATGCTTTCACCCGTCTAGGATTTTGAACGTGACGCTGTAACGGGTCACGCCGTTGAGTTCCGGCGTCACGCTGAATCCCTCATAGACTGCCAGCGTCGTCAAGGATGCACCGCCGCCAGCGATAGTGAGCGTGGCACGCTTGCCGTACTGGGCAGTGCTCACGTTTGGCGTGCTAAGACACGTAACCGCCACGGAACCCAGTTCATCGGTCCACACGATGGATCTGCCCTTTGGCAATCCGCCGCCGTATGACCACGTTAGGTCTGTCACTTCTGAGAACGCAGTGCCGTCCCAGGTGACAGTGATGCCTGTGCTATAGCTCGCCACCGGAAGTCTCCGTGGCGACTAGACCAGCTGGAAGTCGGCGGACCCACGCACCACGTCGTTCACGGTCAGCGTGACCGCAGAACTGTTGCACGTGGCAACCGCACTCACACTGATGGCGCCAGTGATCGCCAGCGTTCCGGTGGTGTTCTGGGCGATGACGTTTGTGCCAATGTACTCGATGCTGACGCTCTTGCCGGTATCGCCACCCTGCGTGCCAACCAGCGGACGGCTGAGCGTGGCAACGCTCGCGCCGGTAGTCTGGCCCAGATGTGAAACGTCGATATTGTCAGTCGCGCCGCCAGTGGCACCAACCGTGTATGTGATCGACGTGACGGTGAACACCGTGCCGCCGAACGAGAACGTGGTGCCCGATCCGGCATGGGGCGTCGTTACTGAAGACATAGATCAAACCTCCTGATACCACACGTCGTAGGTTTGGGTGACCGCGTAAACCGCCGGCAGCTCTGCGCCAGAAAGGCTCACGAAGTCGTCAGACTCACTTTCAAGCGAAGTCTGCTCAACAGTCGTATTTTCCAAACTGCCGCCGTACCCATCCAGACATGACCGCACGGCATCGGCCACTTGGCGTGCCGAATCGTATGTGGCTCCGTAGATGTTGAATTCCACGGACAGGCGCGGCAGCCCCATTGGTCCTCCAAGGGTCTGGGCTCGCTGTATGCCGACCCTGCGGTACACGACGAACGGCAGTGTCGGTTTTCCTGGAGCCATCACCGGATGAACGCGTTCCGCAACTAAGGACGCCACAGTTGCATTCATCAGTAGGGCAGACCGCAGCACGTAGTCTGGTTTCTTCATGTGCCGAAATCTCCGTATTTCTTTTGAGTGGCACGGATAGCAAGCCTCAAGGCACGCCGCATTTCCGCATCAAGAATTGACTGCATCTGTGCCTTTGACTGTGCGTACGCTTTTTCCAGCGGACGCCGGGCCGGCGATCCACGCACCTGCCCAGACGCGATAAAGTCTACCGGGTATCTCCGCTGGCCCGGATTCATAAACGGGCCGCGCGTCTTGAACGAAGACAATATGTATCGCGGGTTATCAACAGGCTGCTGCTTTTCGCGGGAAATGATGGTGCGGATTCGCCCGCCAAGCACAACGCGTTTACGGCGAGTCTGCTTGCTCTTGCCAGCCATGCGTGCCTTTGTTCCGTACTCGACTAGGTGCGAGTGATAGGCGCGGTTCGGACCTTTCAAGACCGTGCCGCCTAGAAACGCCGGCGTGGCACCCTTTTGAGAATTGCTGTTGACTGGTCTACGGAATCCGACAACCACAACGCCAATAGGCACCTTGGCACGGTTGTTTGTGTACTTGCGGTCAACCTTGGCAACGCTTGCGGCCAGATTCCCAGTGACTTCACCAAGTTGCGCGACTTGGCTTCGCAGTGCGTCCATGCCTGGCTTTGCCGCCTTACGCAATGCGGCCAGCTGATACTTGACGCTGATTTCACGCGGCAACTGCTTTAACTGGCCCACAATGTCATCAAGAGTTTGCAAGGCGTAAAGCCTCTTGGCCTTCTTGCCCTTGCCGAGCGCCAGTTTTATAAGCGGCTTGTCGGATCCGCCGGAGAAGACAGTGCCCATTACGACACCGTTTCTTGGCAAATGGCCTCGTGCTCGCTGCGGTTGTTGTGCTCGAGCAGGCTGACAATTTCCAGCGTTCGGTTTCGCCACGAAAACCGCATGGCCTGCGTGAGCCCTGGCAGGTATCTCAGCCGCAACCTATGAGTAACCGTAGTTTCTTCCCGGCCGTTTGCCAGCGATTCCCTTGCCGAAACACCCTGGACGCTAGCCCACACCGAAGTGCTGTTAGCCCAAGAAAGCACGGTTTCGCCAAGGGCATTTGTGCTGCCACTGGCGATCTGTACCGTGACACGCTCGCGAAGATCACCGGCCTTAATCATCGGTACGATCCCCAGCGCTGTGAGTCCAGCAACGCCTTCACGCCAAACTCCACTTCCTTGCTGATACTGCCCATGACAACGCCGCTGCGGGCGCCGTCGTACCAGTGGCCAACCAGCATCAAGATCGCGTGGCGAATCGTGGCGGGCACGCTTGCCCCTGTGGCTCCATAGCCAGCCCACCACGTCACGCTGATCGCGTTGTCATCCTGGCGGTGCGGCGTCCACGTGCTGCCGTAGATTGGCAGGATTGCACCTGGCGTGGCGTGCCGGTCCACGCGATACTCTGCCGTGCTGTACGTGCTAGTCGGGCCTGCTTCCTGCGTAAACGTCACACTGACTGCGGTGGCCGTGCCAGCCATTACCATCGGCGGCCGTGGCAATTCCACAGGCTCAATACCGCTGTCGGGGAACTTGTCAAACCGCATGACCCACTGGGTTGTTACCAGTGTGCGGTCTAGGTATTGCTCGCACCATTCGCGGGCAGCCGTGATGAGCGTGCCGATGTAGGTGTCATCGTCGGACGTGTCCACCCGCAGGTGGGCCTTAGCCTCTGCCAGCGTAACTGGTTCAACGGCTGGCGGCGTCTGGCGTGTCAGGCTTCGGTACTGCACGGCGTCCTCGTTTGCGTGGCGTGGCGTCTGCTGTCTCGGCGTCGTGTTCAACAGACGCGGTTTCGATCAGGGTCTGCTGCGTGTCTTCGACGGCCACACGCATGGCCAGCAGCTGCTGTGCGATGCCGCCAGGAACGTCGGCCACCTGGCCTGTGCGGTATCCACGCCATGCGCGGGTGAACTTCAGTCTCCTCATTGCGGCACGCTCCATGCAGTTTCTGGACGTTTCAGCGTGTTGGTGAATTCCGTGGCCCACTGAAACACGGGTGAACCAAGTTCCTGGCCAGGCCACGTCACCACGTATTCGCCGTGGCCCAGCACGACACGCGGCGTGATGTAGACCTTGTTGCCGCTTTCACGCCAATTCCGCCAAAACCAAATGTCAGCGTCCGTGCGGCCTTCGTTCCACGAATCATCAGGGCCGGGCTTCGTCCAGAACCATGGCTTTTTGGCACGCTTGAGGGCAGCTGTGGAAATCACCGTTAACCCAAAGTGGGCGCTGTCTACTTCCTGAACTGGCTCGGCAAACCAAGACTTTTCCACCTGCGTCTTGCCGCCCTCCGGTGGGTTGTCCAGCATCCCCTTCAGCGTGAGCATCGGCCGCCCATCTTCACGCTTGGTCTGCAAGCCTGTGATGGCATCGCACTGAAACGTCATAGCCAGGGCAAACAGGTGCTCAATGTCTTCCTTGGTGAAAAACGTGTCGTAGTCGATGGTGAGCAGGTATTCGGCCTTGTCGATGAATTGCTCCATCACTCTGGTGTTGACTTGATCCCAAAACGCACCGGTGCCCATTGTGGGGCGAATCCCCAGCGGCATGAGTGCCTGAGCCCAAGCGAAGTGATTGGCCGTAAACGAAAGCCTGGGCATCGACAGGATGGCTTCCACACGGATGTCAACTTCCGTGCCGCCGACCTTGACCAGCATTGTCAACCTCGCAAACGAGAGCGGG